CAGTTGGAGTCGGTGACGTTGAGGGTCTGGGAGTTGCCGGTTATGGTGGCGTCGTTTTTCCGGGTCGGTGCGCATGCCTGGAGCTTTGCGCCAGCTCCATCTTTCGGCATCTCCGCCTTAATCGCCCACGAGATTGATGTGACAACAAGAACGGTGATTGCCGCGATAATAAGGTGTCTCATTGTTTTTTGCTCCTCTCCCGCTTTTCAGGAGCAGTAACAGTTGCAGTCTCTTCCGGCGAGGGGGTCGTTTCGTCTGCGTATTCGGCATGACCACCAACAACAAGCTCATTCGCTTTTCCGGCCGGTACAACGTGCACGCCTGGCAGCATAATGCCGTCAGGCCCAGCGCTGATTGATGCCATTTTAATTTTTCTCATAACTTAACTCGCGGCAAACACGCCGATACCTTCCAGCGCGGTCATAATGGCATTGACGCGGGTGTTGGTGGCATTGAGGGCTGCGATAATTTCGGCCTCAGCATCCAGGTCGCCCGTAGTGTAGTTAACTTTCAGCGCGGTGACGTGCGCGGGCTGCACTTCGGTAGATGGTAGGAGTTTCCCGCCAATTACCCACGCGCCCCCACCCTGTTTTTCGTAATTTTTGACATTTGGTGCCATGATATAACCTCCGGGGCGGCTGTTCACCGCCCCCTTGAGAATGGGTTAAGCGGCTGCGGGGCTGGCTGCGAATGATGCGGCAAGCAGACCGGTTGTTACTTCTGGTTTGACCTTGCCGTTGTAGCGGATCGCGGTGACACCGGTGATCAAGGTATTGGCAACGCCTAGGGTAATCATCGCCTCCAAATAGCGGTAGTTGGCCGGGTCTGGTTGGTAGATGTCAACGACAATGGCCGATTTGGCGAGTGCTGCTGTAGTGGCGGTCACGGTATGGGTTGCACCTCCGGCAAGCTTGGTGCCACCGGTTGCGTTTGCCGAGTTACCGTTGATGTCGCAAGCAATGGTGCCGGTTTCAAGCAAGGTGCCAAACTCAAAAATGAACATACAGCCCTCGTACCCGGCCATATCGACAATGTCCGATTTCCGGGTAGTCTGTGCGGCCGCGTAGTAGCCGAGTATCTGATCAACTTTCGCAACTTTGGACAGATTCATATTGATCTCCTTATCGCCCCGGTGCTGAGCCGGGGCGGCAGATGGTTATTGATTAAGGCGCTGCAACCGTGCCTGTTTTGATCCTGGTGAATGCCTCGGAGAGTACCGGCATGCCGTCAAACTCGGTATCAAACAAGAAACCGACCTGCCGGGTTGCTGCAAAGAGCTCGTTAAGCCGCTTGATGCGCAGAGAGAGAGATTGCACGGTGTAATACCAGGAGAAGTCGCCAAACATGCCGACATACTGGCCGGAGGTGAAGGTATTGGGGACGTATTCCGACATATACAGCTTGGACCCTTTAAGTTGGTCCATTTCTCCGATCTTGTCGGTCATCTCGAACAAGTATTGGCCCTCGCCATCCTTGACCTTGGCGAGCTTGGCAACGGCGGTACGGTTGAACAGCCAGCAGGCGGTACGCATGTACTGTGCTTTTTCGTTGTACTTAATGTTAACGATATCATCACCGGTGAAGTCGTTGCTGTAGGCCAGCGTCAGATCGCGGTCAGTGCCGATGCCCTTGGTAGATGCGACGAACAGGCCCAAAGGCTCCTGGTTGCCGGTCCCGAGCAGGTACTTATTTTCCTTGAGTACGCTGTACTTATAGGCGGCGCGGTCCATAACAAGCGCCTCGGGGTCAATGCCGTCAGCCCGAAGCATAGCGTCGCTGATTTTGATCAGCTTGCTGGATGGGTGGGGTTTAAATTCGCGCTTGCCGAAGGAAATGGCGGTGTCTTCGGGCGCTGTCTTGATTTCGGTGATCATGGCGAAATCGTCAACGTCGTTTTCCAGCGTCGGGAAGCCGAGGCCATTGGCGTTGCTGGTGGTAAACCCTGTGGAAAGCTGCTCCAAGAAGGTCAGGTTTTTTACTGCGGCAATCAGGCGGGGGACAAACTCCTGGGGAGCGTTCAGGAAACCGCCGCCCGTGTCGCTGCCGGTGACAAGCGCGCGCTGTTCTTCGGCGGACAGGTTGCCCGTGCGGAGCAGGTTCCGGAACGCGACGGAACGCAATTCCGCTTCGGGGGTGGCGGGCTTGTTGCGCGTTTCTTCGGATTTCTCCAGCGCAGCGGCAGCGTTCGCCCGCTCCTCGTTCTGGAGCGTCGTTTCCCGGTCGATGTCGACGCGGAGGTCAACGGCCTCTTTCAAAAACGCGTCAGCCTGGCGCTTTTCATCGTCGGTCATCGACCGTTTTTCCTTGTCGGCCAAATCGACCAGTGCCCGCCCCTCGGTTACTGCACGGTTCCTTTTTTCCAGCATTTCTCTAAGTTTGACACTCATGGTGAAAACTCCTTCGGTCCTGTCGTCAACGACGGTCCATTTCGGTTTATAAAGCGGCCTCGAATTCAAAGTTTCGGCGGTAGTGACTATTATCAACAACGGGCGTTTCGGCCCGGATTTTTTCCAACGAACGCATAGCGCAGCCCGCCTCTGGATAGGCGGGGAATGTTACTGGAGACACGTCCCAAAGCTGCTCGATTTTGGTGATCGTGCGCGTCCAGTTCCCGCTGCCGTCAGGATCGCGGGTCCATTCGTCACCACCTTCGGCAACCGTGAACCCAAAAGACATCTCCTTGATATCCCCACGCTTCATGGACACTTGCAGATCCCGGCCGCACATGGTATCGGGCGGGTCAATCTCGATAGCCAGGCCGGTTGCATCCTCGTTCAGCCTGAGAGTACCGGCGGACGCCCGCCCCAAAATATTTGACGGCTCGTGGTTGAACAGCGCCCGAACGTCTGAAGATTTGATTGCATCGGCAAAAGCGCCCGGATTGATCGTCTCTCGGAAGCACCCACAAAGCAGCACGGAAGGAGAATCGAATACGGCGGCGTGGCCTCGAATCATCGGGGTTTGCCCTTCTCCCATGCCATCCATACGCAACTCAACAGATACCGCGCGGCGCTCCCTTTCTGGAATGGTAGGTTTGTTCATTTCTTCACCTCTTTTGCCGGCTGCGGTGCCAACGGCTTTTGGCCTGCCATGTTTGCCGGCATCATACCGCTTTGCAGATATAACTTTTTCCCTTCTTCGGTTCCCGTGGGGTTTTCTCCCTCATACAGACAGATCCCATCAGGAGTAATTGACGCCATGCCGAACCGCGCCAACAGGTAAGCCGCCCTCGCCGTAGCGTCTCCGCGCATCATGCTATCCATGTCAAAATCAACAATCGTGTTGCCGACCTCTCCCGGAAAGAGTAACGATCTTTCTGACGCACCCTCCCACCGGCTGACAATCGGGCTCATGGTGTGGACCTTGAACGACATGAAAAATTGCTCTGCGCTCGCGTATGTGGGCGCTTTATCTCCATGCCCGATCAGCACCAACGGCATGTTGAAAAACCGGGCAATATCTTCAACCTGGAATTTGCGGGTCTCAAGGAATTGTGATTCGTCAGCGGTCATTCCGATCTTTTCAACCGTCATTCCGCCCTCAAGGATCATGGTTTTACCGGCGTTTCCCGAACCGGCATACTCCCCGCCCGCCCGCTCCTGTTCTTTGAGCCGCTTAAAGGCATCGTCTTTCAGTGTTTGGGGATGGCTGAGCACCAGGGGGATCTGCGCGCCGTTGCTGAACATTTTCGCGCCATGTTCTTCGGCCGCCATTGATAGGCCGATGGCTTCCCGCATGGCTCGCTTAATGACCCCCATGCCAACAATGCCGTTGACCGAATATCCGCGAACATGAAGAACATCAGCTGCGCTCAATATTTCTGTAGGTCCGTTTTGCGGAAAATGCTGAAACCAGAGCGTTGACCCGGCGGGAGGACAGGCGGAATTATCAGAAACGTAGTAGGTGATTCCGTCCGGGGTGATGATGAACGGGAAGACATGATCCGGGTGCATCGGTACAAGTTCATTTTTCTGCCGGCCCGGATAGAAAACATTCTTGGCATAGGCGTTGCCGCGCAAAAGTCGGTGTCCCTCCATCATTTCGAAAAATTCAAACGAGGATTGCCACCGGTTGGGGCGGTTGTGGATCTGTTTGTACAGCCGATGATCGGATAGGATGTCCTTACCGCCGTCCGGCCGAATGGCCTTGATATGCTTCGGCAACATGGCCAGAGTTTGGGCAAGGATCGTCACGCAGGCATAGACGGCAGATGTCCGCATTGCCGTGTCGGGCGTTACATTTTGGCCGGATGCTGTTGGCCGCATCCCAAAAAAATCAGCAACTGCAACGTCGCCAGCCGTGAGACTGATGTTGGATCGCATCTCAAACATGCGAGCTATCGCGCCCACTATTTAGCCCTCCACATTGCAACCAGGGGAGGGAGGATAACCGGGAAAATCAAAAGAGATCCGATGGCGATGAACGCCGAAGGGGGGTAAACGAGGTGTAGCCCGTATCCGAGCATAGCAATGCCGGATACGAGCTGGAGGTCTTGCAGGTCAAACAGGGCGAGAATCTTTTTCATACCGTCCCTGCGTCATCGCGACGCTGGCCTATGCCGCACAACAAGAGGAGATTGAGAGGAGTATACCGCAAGTGTGTTGTTTGTCAACACTGTTTTTTACTCAGTGAGTTATAAAATCATTTTCACTCCCCGCATATTTTTATTTGATTTTCGCTTGACAATAATCAAAGGTGTGGTATACTCTAATCATAGTTGAGAACGAAACAATAATGGAGGCGGCCATGACAAAGATAATCACCAAAACAGCAAAAGACGGACGGACCATCGAAATCAACAAAATCAGCTATAGTCAAAATGGCCCGGTCATCTCCGCCACAATTAACGGCGAAGTGATTGCAAGTGGTTTTCCGCTTGAGGCCATCGTTAAGGGCCGCCCGGAAATTAACCACGTTTTTAACGGCAAAATCCCCTTTACTGACGAAGAAATGAAAACCATCTGGGCAGCATTTGCCAGTGACATGGAAAACGAACTTGCCGCAATCGGCCGCAAAATCGAATGGGAAGATAACCGCCGCAAAATCGAAAACGCATAAAGGAGTCAATCATGCAATGGGCGCTCAGGAACGACCTCACCAAGGAAATTATCAGCAAGCACGGATCTTATGACCTGGCCCATAAAGCCGCCAAACGCTGCAAGGCCTGCCTTTACGAAAATATCAGCATAATTGAAGCTGGTGAAACACGAGGCGGCCACCGCGAAGGGGCTGGCCGCAAATCCAGCCCTGATTCAATGGTAATGTGGTATTTGCGGATACATCCCGACGCCAAAACCGAACTCGACAAAATCAGCCCTCATGTGATCCGCGCGGCGCTCTGGGAATTGATAGATTTGCACAAGAGCCGACCGGATCTCACCGGTTCAACCCCTCAAAAATGAGGGCAACATCGTAAGCCAGCAGAGAGGCCGGCCACCGCGCCGGTTAATGCAGGGCCAACGGGCCGCGGTCTCAACTCCGCGAACAACGCCGCCGATAGTTCGAGGTGCTCCCCTCTGTTGTCGGCTTCACATAGAGCACCGTTCTTTCAAAATCAAATAAACCTGATGTTGGACTCGCCGCGCGATCGCGCCTCCGGGTTCATCGCCATCAAGGCAGTTGCATTGAACGCTGCCATAAGCGGGTCGATTTTCCCTGTTCCGCTGGCCTGTTTTGTGATGACAATGGCGTTTCCTTTGGGTTCCACTCGGGCATTACCCACACACCAATTCATCATTCCTGATCCGCTATGAATAGTGGCTTTTTCAGCAATGCGCCGCTCCATCGTCTTGATAGCGCCATTCATCCGCCAACCTTGCGGGATACCTACCACCCTATCATGTTTAATTCCCTGTGCCTGAATTTCGTCTACAATTTCGCCGATTCCTGCGGGATCAACCCCTATCCGGTCAAGCAGTCCGCTATCCTCACACTGCATTATGATATCCACTACCTGCTGCACGTCCTGGCCAATCTCCTCGACAATGATAAGATCCCCATCCTTTGCAAAATCGTGATATCGTGCCGCTTCGGATTTCCGTTGAGCAAGCGCGTCAGGGTGACACCATGCCCTCGTCCATAGCCGCCATTCTCTCGTTTCTGCGTCTCTACCTATTACAGCCATTCCTAGCAGGTCATCCAGGCCGCCGCCGTCAATGCCGATAACAACCACTTCCGATTTTGCCAGGATTATGTCAAGCGTCACTTCGCCGGCAGCGGCCTCCCAGTAGTCAGCTCCGGCCCATCGACGGGACCGGAGCGATAGGCCCATTTCCACGTTGAGATGCTTGGCAAGAAATCCTTGCATTGACTCATCTCCGACTTCTTCGGCCTTTTTGAACTCGCGAACAATGAAAGCCTCGTCAACAGAGGCACCCATGTTCGGATTTGTGACATAGAAATATTTCGGATCAAGGTGTTTTTTCTCATCAAGAATGGCTTTGGGAAACTCATAGATGACCGGCAAGAAGCACTTGTCATCTACTTTGCCGTCTCGGACGCTGCGGGCATAGTCCAATTTTTGTTTAAACACCCCGGCCGGTGCCTCGTCAGACTGCGTTGAGAGGTATATCACAAACCCCTCTGGCCTCGACGCCAGCCCCCCGCACGCTTCACGGAGCATGTTTTCAGCGTTCGGGCGCTTTCCGAATAGCCACAGCTCGTCAATGAGGATGCCTGTTGACTTTTTTCCGCCTACTGTGTCGGAGTCGGCAGCGACGACCTTAAGCGTCGCACCGGTCCCCCGGTGGGTAATCTGTCGATAATGCTCCTGGATGTGGAGCAGGTCCGAAAGCTCCTCGTCGGCTTTCACCATGTCGCGGGCGGGGTAAAATGAGTTGTTCGCAATCTCTACAGTCGGGGCAAGTATGGTAAACTCTGCCGATTCACGCCAATTCCGAATTAGAGCGGTAAGCATTATCCCTGCTGCACCCGTCGATTTGCTGTTTTTTTTGCTGATTAGCAAAAAGAATTCCTGAATCATCCGCCTGCCGACTTCGGCATCGTATGCGCCGAATATCGAGCCGACAAAATCAAACAGCCAGTCCCGGCCTGCTTCGGCCATATTTGGACGCCCTAGCACGTCTACAAGCTGCAATTCCTTAAACACTGCAAGCGCACTATCAGCCTCCTGCGAGAACAACGGCGGCAAAGATATCAGGCTTTCTTTTGCCAATATTCTCTTTTCCCAGTCTTTACATGATGTGGTCCAGGTCATTTAATTACTCGCAGCGGCGGGGGAGATGCCGCAAACCTGCCTGCTCCAGCGGTTTTGGCTTTCGCCTCGCGCTCATTTTTTTTGCCTGCACCTTCGCCTTTGCGTGGGTGCATAAACGGAGCCGCCGATACCGCCATCCTATCGCGACGCGCTTTATCAACTGTGGGGTCATTCATGATTTTCAGCATGTATTCAAGGGGGGTAAGGTCTTCCGGTGGAAACTCCAAGTTCTCACCCGATTCCTCAACTTCGCCCTTCACTTCTGGCGTTTCATTGTTGCCGCTCTTTTTTGGCCTGCCAGCGCCCGCCCTGTAACCACCCCTTGCCATTTTTGATACTCCTTTGATTTTGCCAAATAATCAAACGCAGGATTAATTCTCCAAGTGAGGTAACATGCGGTTTCCAG